GACTTAGCAGCAGACCTAGCAGCAGACCCAGCAGACCCAGCAGCAGACTTAGCAGCAGACCTAGCAGCAGACCCAGCAGACCCAGCAGCAGACCTAGCAGCAGACCTTTTCTTTTGTGTTGGATTACTCAACCAGTTCTCAGCAGCCTCAATAGCTTCTCTCGGTCTTTTATCTTTTGGATACTCTTTCTCAAAGTTCTTCAAACAAAGTCTTGCACAATAAACACTCCATTCAACAGCCATTCTTTTAGTAAACTTATAAGTTTTAATAACCCTCATTTTTTCAGTAACAAATTTATCATTACTATTAACTATTTTTCCTTTATACTCAATAAGACAAATGATTCCGGGAATAACGTATTGTATTGCATCAAACAATAGTTTGGAAGCATGAAAACCTGAGCTACATAATTCTAGTTCTTCTTTGTGAGTTTTCCACTTATTCTTAACCCATTTACACTTGTTTCCTGAATCACTTTTCATTCCTTTTCTTAATATTTTCCATGCATATTTTTTCTTCATCTGTTTCATGTCTAATTCTTTTTTAATATCATAAACATTTATATGTGGTAAATGATTAATTATTTTATCAAAAAAAGTTTGTTTCTTTTTTGCTATTTTAATATATTCTGACCATTTAATAGTGTCTATACCATCACAATAATATAGTGTATTGTCTCCTGGTATAATAAATTCTCCTGTGTCTGGTCTCCATAATCCCATTTATGTTTCCTCTATGTCTTTTTTCATTAACTCTTCTATTCTCTTACTCATATTGTCGTGTTTCGATTTAAACTTTTCTATGACTTCGTGGTCTATTGAGAACGTTCTTGTTACCTTCATTTTATACCATTTTTTCTCCTGTATTAACATTCACAAAAAATAATTTGTTAACATAGTTTTCTAAACGATAATACGCATCAATCTTACAACTCGATTCATTACTCTTATCGTAATCGTAAACCGTTTTCCAACCTACATATTCTAACTCTTTTTTTATGAAGTCTAATACTTCTTCTTTACTATAACCTTTTTTTAGGTTTTCAACGTTGTGTTTTAGTGCTGTTAGCAGTGTTATGTATGATATCGTTGTGTGTGTTCCTAGTATTATTGTTTTGTTGTTTGTTGATAGCTTTATTAATACCATTTTTGTTATTTATTAGTCACCGATTAAAATAGGTGTATTATGTATTTGACTCCTAGTATTATTAAGTATAATGCCCAAATAAATATTAGTATTACTATTACCCAAGTCATATTAATTGTGTATTGTTTTATGGTTTTTTTCATTTAAATCACCTATTATACTACTTATTTATTTAATTATTTATAAAATTTGTTATACAACAACATATATATTAAAGTATACACATCACTATTTAGTTACCTAATTCTATATACAAGTTTTCAAATCCGTTTCCTTCTTCAAAATCTATCATTGGAAAAGCATAAAATTTATGATTCTTATTAGTGTTTCTTTTTATACTTTCTAATATTTGTTTTAATTCTGATTCTTTAATTACATACTTCATTTTCTGTATTCCTCATGCCTCTTAATCCACAAATCGTAATCCTCAGGGAAATCGAAGTCATCAGACTCATCAAACACCAAATAGAAATGTGGACCAACCTTATGCTCAACCAAATCAGTATCACAAAACGCCCTGTAATGCTCCCAACCACCACAACGACTAATATCACCACGCTTATAAGAATCACGAATACTAAACAAAGCGTTTAAGTGCTTAGTAATATCTATTGGATAAAACGATTGAGCAAAGCACTCATCAAAATTAGCGAAAAGCGTCCAATCAGTTTCTTCAAATCGAATAATTCTTTTAATAGACTCATCAGTAAACCAAACATCACCATAAATCACTATTGTTCGACCAGTCTTATTCCATAAACATTTACTGCTCAAGAATTTGTCAGCATCAACATTATCAGGATTAAGAATAGCCTTAAACCTTTTAGCCCCATCAACTCTATACCTATCATCAACAAAATCTTTAACAACGATATGAACATTAATATCCTCACACTTATACTTATGAAGCAACCTAACGGTTCTCTCAATAAGTGTTTCGCCATCAACTTTTATTAAGTGTTTTGGTACTCCTAAATAATTGTTCCATCTTGTTGCTTCTCCTGCACATATTATTATACACTCAATCATTTTGTTATTCAACCCACTCTATTGTTATTCTTTTATATTTTTTATTATATTTTATTTCTGGTTCTCCTGTAAATTGTTGTAAACCTTCTAGTCTACTCATTGCATAATCTATTATGTCATCATAACTTAATTCTAATTTGAGTTTAGCCATTTTTATTTTTTTTACCATTTAACCTAATATAAGCCTCAATCAACTCTTTAATAACAAGTCTTGACTCAGTTCTACTATCACAAAAAATTATTTGAATACCATACTTTATTCTAAGAGTTTGTATTATCTTCCTAGTCTTACTAATAGTGTAACTCAAACTTTTCTTGTTAAGATACTCTGCTCCTTTATAAGTCATTGTTCTTAAAGCATAGTATGATTCTTCTACTATAATAAAGAAGTGTTTTATGTTTTGTGCTCTTGTTAACTCTTTAGCAAACCGTGTATGACCTTTATTTAAAGATTGTGCCAGGTCGACACAACTTTTTCTTTCTACTACGAACACGTCATCATAATCCACCTTATTAATTTGGAAGCTGTAATCACCAGTCTTTAAACCTTTCTTAATAATGTTCTTGGTAAATAATGGTTTCTGTTCCCTACTATCAACTATTATTTTGTAATCGTGTTTCATTTTAAGTATTTACCAGGATTATTAATAACATCAACAAAAAACTCGTTCCTCTTCATCACAAAGTATTCTTTAGCTTCTTCCTTACTAATAATACTTAAAGGAAAACTCATATTGAAACTGTGACCCATAACCGTGCAATGCATTAATCTCTGATTCATATAACACGTTCGACAAAACCCTTTAGCATAATAATTTTTTAATTTACCACATTTATTACACTTTACGATTCTCATGTTTTTCCCCATTCAAACAAAGTCTTCTGATTCTTATTAATCAACCTTTGATTCTTAACCTTTACCGTTACAGGAATAGTAGTAAAGTGTTTAAGCTCACTCCACATCTTAGACAAATCAATATTATCAATAGTTAAACCCTGCTCTCTAAACTCTTTAATAGTACAATACCTTTTACCTTTACCAACACCAAACACGTTATTAGTAATTAACTCGTGTTTACCATAACCATACTTTTTACTAATCTGTGATTGTAACTGAGACTCGTTCTTGTAAGCAGAAGCTTTCATAACCTTAAAAGTTCTTAACACAATACTTATATCATTGTTTAACTCTGTTTTAACCCAATACTTTACTTTATCATAATCAAACACTATATTACCATTAATAACATCTTTTCTCATATACTTATTAAAAATGTGGTAGCCAATACCTGATGAATCAGATTTTTTTAATGGAAGACCCTTAACTACTAACTCTTTATTAGTAGTAACAAACATGTAACACTTCTTCAAAACCTTATCACCATTATTAAAAAACCAGATATGGTCAATCTCATAATCAATATCCATATCAAAAGTGTCAACAGGAAAAGGCACATGACTCTTAATATCACTAATAATAATGTTTTTAACCAACAACAACTTCTTCCTGTTTTTGAAAGGGTCTTTAATATAAACGCTATCAGTATCAGTGTATAAGAATTTGTAACCATAATCCTCAAATACTTCTCTAGCATACTTAATACATTTTTGGGCAATACTAGTACAACTACTAGCACTATCATAATCGTAAACGTTCTTGAAAGTAGGATTACCTGTTATACCCCAAAGTATTACGAGAACACATTTTAGAGCTTTCTCTCTAGGGTCACCTTGTTGTTTAAGCTTTTTTCTTAAATCATAAATTTTGTGTATTGCTTGTTCTATTCGTCCTTGTTTCTTATTATTGAATGAGCCATAAGTCTTGAAGAATCCGTCACCGTTCCAACCTTCAACGCTTGGACTGTAAAGGTTGCACATAATATAAATGTGAATATAAAGTGAAGCGTAATCAAGACAAAATATGTTATCATGCTCTTGTTCTACTTCTGGTTCAGTAACCCATCCACCACTAAACTTTTTGTGAACACTATTATCATCATACTCTTCTATTATACCAGCAAAGTTACATATAACTTTGTAAGCGTAAACGCTCATAGCACTTTTTAGCCAAGAAAAATTTTTTATATCAGTATCTTTTAGGAATGCTTTGTATGGTTCAAAAAAGTTTTTTAAGTAATTGAATAGTTCTAGTGTTACTTGAACATCTAAATCATTATAAGTCTTAATGTATTCTAATTCTTCCTTTGTCCAATCGGGTTTGCTTAATATATCATAATCGAAATCTTCATCTTTATAGTGTTCTAGTTTTAACACTTTCGCCAAGTTACTTAATGCTTTGCTTTCGTATAGTAAGAATGATAATGGTGCTGATGTGTTACTGCTTCTCTTCCTAACTATCTCTAAAGTGTCAAGTACTAAGTGATACCTTAGACTTATTCCTGCTCTTATAAGTACTGGGTTATCGTAAACTTTTATGTTGTGTCCTATGATTACTCTGTGTTTGTTGAACACGGTTTGTATTTCTCTTATTTGTTTGTATGTGTAGAAGTACCATTTGTCTTGTTCAATCTCGTACATGCTGATTGTTCTTAGTACGTCTTTGTTTCCATCAGGCTTGTTACCTGGCACTTTTGTTTCTATATCGTAAACTAACATTTTAATTAAACTTTTCTAATCCTGTTTGTAAACTTATCTTATTACTAATATCATAATACTTATTCTTATCTTTAGGGTAAGGTAATATTTTATACATAGACAATAATTTTTTCATAAAAATTCTTCTCTTGTTTTTATTACCAATATAACAATAATACCTGTGTTTTCCAATACTTATTTTTGTATCAACAACATTATTCATATTAATCAAATACATATGTCTTGAATGTCTCTCTTTTCCATCCTTCATCACAAACGTTTTAGTTCCAATACTACCAATACCTGTATAAATCCAGTTAGTAGCTTGATATATATAACCTGAATGATGTAAATCTTTATCAGCATAACTAATAATAACTGTATCAATAGGTAACATTTTAAGTGATTGTGACACGAAGTAACTTAAAACATTCTTTTTAAGTATCTTTATTAAACATAATCTGTTAAGTTCTA